GTTGGCTTGCCCTTTCGGCCGGTTAATTACTCCGCCTATCCCCGTTGCAAATATAATTATTTATTTACTCATTTTCGTTTTCTCCTTTCTTTTTATTGTTTTTGTCGGGGTCGTTCCCAAATTCTTTTTCCAATCTGTCAATTATCGGTTGCAAATGCGACGGAAAAGCCCTTGTAAACTCCAAACGGATAACATGGTAAATAATACGTAACGCCAAATTCCGGGGGTACGCAATAATCAGATTGCGGAACGCATTTTGCAAATACACATACATAAACACGTATGTTAGTGATTTTACCACGATAACCGCCGCATTTTCATCGCCGCAATTTTTCATTATTACAAAAATCGCCTCCACGATAAACAGATACAACAGAAATTCGCACAATGCGTTTTTGAACTTACGGAACGAAAAGTTTTTGTATCGCACAATCGCCACGCCGTCCGCCCTCATTCCCGCCCAAATATTGAACGAAAACATTACTACTAACGCATAAACAAAACCCTTTGTCGGGGTTAAATACCCAAATAACGGGCTAACCGTGGAAATGGCAATAATACGCCATTGTTCCCAATTCATAATTTTTTCCATATCAAACTTAATTTGTTATTCTTCTAAATGTATTTTAGAATTTCAAGCATAGCATTAGCCACCCTTGTACCAACATATTTATGACCGAGTATTCCTGGGTGCGTATGGTCTATTATTCCGTTTTCGTGATTGTACAAAATAGCACAATTGCCAATTTTATCCATTTCATCACTTGAGGAAGATACAAATGTACCCGTTATCCACTGCGTATCTTTAATAATTAACGTCTGCAATTGATTGTATGATTCATAATTTTGCATATCAATAAATGGCATATTCTCTTCCAAAGCAACTTCTTTCACTGCTTGATTTCTCAATTCATGCGTATTTCCCGGCGTGTTACTATCCGGTTGCGGTGTATATTCTCCTAACATTACAATAATCGCATTGGGCATTTTGCTTTTTAATGTAGTAATAAAGGTTTTTACTTTTCCCTTATAGTCTTTATTATATTGGTCGTTAATAGCACCACCAATAAATATATATTTAGCATCTGTAAAATATGTAATATCAGTAATTGCTTTTGCAATGCTTGGTCTATCACTTGTATCTGTTACCATACCTCTTTGACCAACTCCAAGATTAATACATTCCATCCCAAGCATCCATGCACACACAGAAGCCCATCCCATTGGAGTAAATTCCCCACCCGCTGATGCTTCTGTAATACTACTACCAGCAAATATTGCCAATTCTTTGGTGTTATTTACATATTCCAATATAAACGTATCTTCATATCTCAAAGAATATAGCAATGAGTTGTTGAGAACATAAAATTCCCTTCCTTTCGCTTCTTGGAATTTTACGATAGTATAACTTTTAAAACCATTTTGCGTTTCTATTTTTATGGCTTTCTCGCTCAATAAATACCATTTATTATCATCTTCCTTAAAAATTATATTAAGAGACAATAATCCTCTATGCCCTATTTCAATTGCATCCCCATTGAATTTAAAATGCATTGGCAATATACCACCTCTTATACCCGTATTATTTACAGTTTTGTCTATTGAATAAACGTATGACGTTTGGTCTATTGCTATTCTGTGTCCGCAAAATAAAGGCACACTCTCTTGATTAATACTACCATTTTTCACAAATAAAATCTCTTTCGGATTTTCTATATTAGGTATTGTCGGATAATTTTCTGCGTTTTTTCTTGATTCAAGTTCATAAATACCTTTATACACTGACGGATAACAAATTAATGATTTTTTTTCATCTTCAATACTATTCCCATCTTGAATTACTGATATAATATTATTCTTTATTTCAATTCCAATTCCTGCTATTAAATTGTCTTGCTTGTAAGGTATATCAACTTTTTCTTTTTCAAGGGTAGTTTTCTTATAAGGTTCAAAATATTCCTCGTAGCTACTTGGTGGCGTTGGCGAAATACATAGCATACCTAATTGCTTGTTCATTTCAAATTTTTGTGGTTCTTTAGTATTGTACCACGTATATGATATTTCGCAATCCTTCGTCACTTGAAAAGGAAATGAAGGAAAATTCGAATTGTTTATTCTTTCAAACCCGTCAGAACTCCATATATTAATAAACTGATTAGGATTATATTGTATATAAGAACCCTGTGCTAAAAAATAACCGCATTGAATTACATTCCCTTGTTTTACGGTTAATTTCTCCGATGTTAAATAGCTTTTATTTTCTGTAAATTTCCCGGTATTTGCATCACAATACCCCAAATTATATTTATCTCTTATCCAATTATTATATGGTTTAATAATCTCTATAATTGATGGTATTAATTTATTCTCTAATTCTGAAATTTGTTTATAGGTGGCAATTCTGGTTTTTTCCTTTTGCCAAATACCATTTCCGTTTGTAAATATTGCAACTTCATTTTCGAGTACAATATTCCCAAAATTTGAATATATTCCGTCCTCGGATGCAATATAAAATACATTTTGGTCGGGTTTCCCGGGATTTGTTGTTGGCGTTGCAATTCCTGCAAATGTTGCGCCACTTCCTACCGTTGAAATTATCGTCAATAGCGTATTTTGCAATATATTTCCGGTAATTTCTTGGTTGCCGTTTGATTTAACCACGGCGGTAACCGCTTGTTTTAATTGTTCGTAATTTCCCATAATTTAATAATTTAATTGTTGTTGAAATCATTATTGAAATCTTCGTTAAAATCTCCCTTATTACTGAGAATATACCCATGACTTATTTTCTTCACGACGGTATTTGTTTTAAACTCAATTTCCACGCTCGCCAAATCCCCTTGCGTTTGCCATTTGGGGGTAATTAAAAACGTGTCGCAATCGTATTCCCTGCCGTATTTATCTGTTATATGAATATAATCAGCCATACGGATAAAACGCATAACGTCGCAAAGGAACTCCGGTGCCAATATCGTACATTTAAACGTTTTGACTGATATTTGTTTTTCCGGAAAAAAATACCCGTCCCGTTCTTCTCCGTCCTCTTCAAATTCATAATCCGGTTTTCCCAACTCTGTACAAAGGTACAACGTATTTTTGAAACTCTGGTTTTTATATACTATTTGCCCGGCGTCAAATACCAAATTTTCAATATCCCACCATTGTATTTTTAAGTAACCGGAAACATCTTGTACGACCGTGAGCATTTCAGAATACCACGTTTGCACGCCATCCGATAACGTCATATAATATATTCCGTCCAACAGATTTAATGGCATGGGGAAAATTGACGAGTACAATATAACATCATAACCCAACGTTTGAAACCGGACAATATGCAATCCGGTTTCTTTCATATACGTTGTTATGTTTGCAACTTGCTTTCCGGTCTTTTCATACAATACCACTGACGTAACATTGTTTGACCGTGTGTTTCTCATTATCTGAAACGGTAACAATCTATCAGCCGGGGCAAATAACGGGTAAATTGCGCCGTATGCGTAACTTTTTCTGTGGTTCTGTTCATTTATTGACGTGTACCACGGTAAAACACTTATGTTGTTATTCTGTATCATATTTCAACGTTGCTTTAATATTTCGACTACACAAATTTACCGAAAGTTTATCAACTTGACCGTTACCGATATATGTTTTAACTAACTGCGTCGGGTTTGGGTCTGTGGTTCCTGCCGGGAAATTCAATGTTTGTTTCTTTTTACGTTCCAATCCTCCCAAAGCATAATATTGGGAATTATTTATTTTGAAATTCCGTGCGGGCATATCATAAACCCAATATGTCGGTTGTATATTGATAAACGCTAAATATCCATTTTGCAAAAAATATTCTACGCCATCAACGGTTTGTCTTGTAAACGGCAATTCCAATTGTCCACCTCCGGACGGCATAACCGCCGCAAACAATGCGAATCCATCCAAACTAATTGCACCGGGGTTTAACAACATCAAATCAATATCGGACGTAAAATTGGAAATATTTATTTCTTCTATCTTTCCGGCTGTTACATATTTGGACGTAATTTCTATTGGTAAACCCTCAAATGGTGTTGTTACATCATCCATCCACTCAAATTGATAACGTTCCGGCATTTCTACTTTGTCAAATGAATATTCAGACGTTGCAAAAGCTAATTTTTTGCCGTTCCTAACGTTTTCTAATTGTGTTAAATCATAATCAATAATCGGGTTATATCCATACGAACCGCCATTTCTAAACCAACTTACCTGTTCAATTTTAAATTTTCCGTCCTCAATATACCAATAACATTTGTAAATATCCCGTAACATCGTCATAATCTGTTGTAATGTAATCGGGGCTTTTTGCGTCGGGGTTTTATATTCGCCATTAATGATATTACTTTTCTGACTTATTAGCAACTTAAATGACTGCCCGGAAATAGGATTGTTTGTGTTATAAAGAAATTGGCTGTATTCCGGCGTCGCTTCATGCGTTATTCCGGGCGCAAATTCTTTTAATAGCACATTGATACATGACGACAATGTAAACGCATCACGCAAAGTATATGCTTTTCGGGCTTTTTCCTCTAATATCCAATCCATCAGATAAAACCCAAACCATAACGACGCATAACGCCACGTTGACCGGGCGATTGGATAAAACGTTTGTCCATATATGGAATAAGGCGGCTCAAAATACTTTCCATTGTCGGCTAATCCCCACTCGGTCGGCGTATCTGAAAAATTATTAGATATAAATGCCACGTCGATTGTGTAACCAATTGCCCGGCGGTAATTTCTATTATTATCTACAATATCATCGGACGACAACGGGTATGTATCTAAATCTTCTATTTTATCAACATCAACCAAATATCGGGCGTATATATTATAACTTTTCATATCGGCGTGCATCGTACCACTTGCTCCGGAACCCTCAACGGCGGTTAAATCAAATTCCAACGTATCAAAAGGTTCTTGCGTTGTCTTTGTATACCGGAACATTGCCACATCATCAGAACGGCGGCGTATCTCAATACCTGCTAGCCCAATAGGTAGCCCACCCGCAACTCGTTTTTGTGCAATATGGATATAATAATTTACATTTAATTCCGGGTATAAATCTCCCATAAATTCATCAGGACTTACACCCGTCGACATCCGCCCAGTATAAAGCCCGGATATTACCGCCGGGGAACCGTGCGACGTAATTTGTATTTCTTTCAAAATATTACATAGTGCAAAATGATAGGTTTGTATTAATGCGTTTTGGTCAGTCGTGGCGTTTGCGTCTTGTTCCCAATTCGTGCCGCCCAAAAAGCACGAAACAATACTATCTCCTGGAACGTATATTTGTATCAATGGGCGTTTTCTTATTGTAAGAAATTCGATTTGTGGGGCCAACTCAATTAAATTGTATTCCTTTTCCAATCCTGCCAAAACGTCGTTGTATTGGTCTATTGTTTCCGGCTGTATCGTAACCAATTTATCATCATCATTAAACGTACAATCCGTTTTCATAAACTTTGCTTTATAGTATTGATTGTATGTTTGTCCCCAATCATCGCTTTTTTCGATATATAGGAAAAATTCAGAATCAAACGGGGCATTATTGATAATATCGTAATCAGCACGGACAAAGTTTATTTTACCGGACAATTTAGCCCGGTAAAACCTTTGATTTGTTTCCAACTCATAATCCAACGTTAAATCATCCTTATAATTGGGGCAGACGGTTTGTTTGGTTCCGTCCTCCCCTATCTGCAAAAAGAATCTATATTTTGGTGTCATAGTCTTTTTATTTTACGTTTCAAATTCTTGTAACTTTCAATCGTATTTCCGTCGCCATCCACGTAAACCCGTCGTCGGTTCTGTTCCTTAATTTCCCTTACATCATCCGACAAATTGCGTAAATCCGGGCTTTGTCCGGTAACGTTTAACGTCAAACCGTCGCCGTCTGAATAGGATTTTAAATACTTATGTGCAAACGTACCATTGTTTAGCGAATTGATAACGTCCGGTATTATCTTTCTGAAACGGCGTGAACTTCGTTTATTTATCACGGCGAAAAATTCGCCTCCCTCGGCACGTCGGCGGGTTCCGTCCGGTTTCGTTCCTAAATCAATATCATTTCCGCTTTGGTGCGAACCGCCCTCCAAAAGTTCAACGGTACCGTCGCCGTATGTTTCCGTTCCTCCGGTTCCTCCGGTTCCTCCGGTCTGTTTTGCCAATTGCGCCGCCTTGATTTTAGACGCTGCAAAACTCGCCCACATTACGGCAATTGCAGGTATTGCAAACGGGAAACCTAATTGCGACCATATCAACGCCGTTGCTGTTACCATGTTTCCGATTTGCTGCAATGTTTGTATTGCTGCCTGCTGTTTTTGCGCTTTCTGTTGTTCTTTCAACGCTTTTTCTTGGTTTTTCTTTGCCAAATCCAACTCCTTTTGCGCTTGTACAACATTATTGGCGTACCCGTTTGCCCTTGCTTCCAATTCTGCATCCAACGCCGATTGTGCGGCGGAAACCTCTTTATCCGCTTGCTCAACGGCTGCATCTGCTGCGGCAACACGTGCCGCCGTGAATGTATTTAACGCATCCAATGCGTATTGCATAGACGTATTAATTGCCTCTTTTTGGTCGTCGTCCAAATTAAGCCCAAACAAACCGTAAATGTCTGTTCCTCGTTCCTCCCCTTTGGATTGCTCAATTTCTTGGTCTATTTTTTTAATAGTGTTTTGAATTGTTTGTACCTTAACATCAGACAATTTATTGGCGGCTTGCTGATTTAATTCTAAAACCTTTTGCAAACGTTCCTTTTCTGCTTGCAAACGGAATTGAGTTTTCCGGGCTTCTGAATTTTTTAACAAATCAAATTCCGATTGTGCTAACGCTTGTTGTTGGTCGAATATCTGTAATTGCGCTTGCAAATATTCGTCCGCAATTCCGGCTCCCTTTGCGTCAAAACTTGCATTAATCGCCCCGGCGTCCTGCTGTTGCCCGGTCGGTTTCTGTTGGTTCTGTAATAATGCGGTTTGTCTTTCGTTTTCCAACAACTGCATCCGCAATTGTCTTTCCTGCTTGCTTCCCTCTTTGACTGCTTGCAAACGTAATTCAATGCTTTCTTTCTGCAACGCCAATTCCTGCAATTGTCGGTCTTGTTCGATTTTCAATAATGCCTCGGTTTGTTGCTGTTCCAACGCCGTAATTGTGGCGTTTATCGCTTGGCGTCCGGTTTCGTTCAAATCCTTTTCGGTCTGCAATTGGTGTTGTAAATCCTCAATTTGGCGGGAATACTGATATTGCGTTTGTTGGCGACGCTTTGCCCATTCGTCGGTTTCCAACTGCAATTGTGCATCCTGCAATTTTCGGGTTGCTTCCAAATTCTTTTTATATGCTGCCTCAATTTGTTTTGCTTGCTGTTCTGCTGCCTTTTCCGCATCGCTTTTACCCCTCGGCGTTACGGTTGGGTTCTGTGTTGTTACGGGTTTGTTCCCGGGCGGTTCTTTTGGCGTATCTCCTACGGAAACGGGGATTGTTATCGGCTTTATTTTCTTTTGCATATCATCCAACCCCTCTTTGAAATTTTGGGTAATGTCCTTTACTTGTGCTTTTACCAAATTTCCGTATGCGGCTGCATAATCTGACAACCCTTTTTTAACATCGTCAAAATCTAACGTAAACGCTCCCTTTAATGCGGTTCCGGTTGCTTTGACAATATCAATAAAGAATCCAAACAAATTTCCTAACGTGTCAAATGTGGTTTTAAATCCGGCAACTATACCGTTCCAAATGGCACGTATCAAAACACTTTCATTGTACAACTCAATAAAGTAATTGATTATATCAATGACCCCTTTTATTATTGCTGTTAAACCTTGATTAACAAAAACTTTTGCCTGCGTTGTCAACGTTTCAAAATTTCCTCCGGTTGCGTCAAACAACCCGGATAATGCGTTTTGCAACTCAAGTTGGCTTTGCAATTGTTCCTCCTGCAATTGCGCCAAAACTCCGGCTTTCCCTTTTACTTCATCCATGTTTGTTGAAATATCTTTCAACGTGCGCAAATACTGCAATCCGGCGTCCTCTCCGGGCCCCCCGAATATATCTGCAATTGCAGCCCCGACCGTTGCCGCATTATCCGGCAATTCTGCCAATTTTGCGGAAACGTCTTGTATAACATCGAACGTTGTTTTGGTTCCGGTCTGCAAATCTTTTTGAACTTGTTCCGACGAAATACCGATACCGTCCAAAGCCGCCGCCGTCGCCGTCGTCATTTCACGCAAACGCAAATTTGCCTCCTTAATTGCGTCAACGCCTTTGTCTGAAAAGATACCCATTTTGTTTGTTTGGGTAACAATTGCAACAAATTGGTCTGCTGATATTCCCGCCTCTTTGAAATATGCCGGGTATTCTTTCAACGTGTCTAAAAATTCCCCGTTCGCATCGCCTCCGGCTAAAAACCCATCCTTAACCAATTGCAATGCCTCATTTGCAGAAATACCAAATTGTTTTGATAATGCGTTTGTTGCAATCAATGTTTCCCGGAAATCTGCGTTGAATGAATCGGCGACGGCTTGCACCTCATTTCTAAACGCTTTCAAATCATCGCCACTTTTCCCGGTAAATTGTTGCGTCAATCTCGTTGCCTCTACTAACCCGGCGTTATAATCGTACCACCATTTGAACGCCGCACCCGCCGCCGCAATTCCGGAAATCGCCAAAAATACCGGGTTTGAAAGTAGTCCCAACAAAGTTTTTCCCAATGCTTTTGCCCCGTCGCCAATAGCTGTAAAAACTGCTTTACTTTCAGCCCCGCCACGTCCTAACGCCAAAAGACTTTCGCCAAATGCGCTATTTAAACCTAACGTTTCTTTTAGTTTGTCGCCATACGCAATAATTGCGTCGGACGCCTCCGTATAATTTCCGACGTTCAATTGAAATTTTCCGGTTGCCTCCTGCAAACGTTTCATTTCTTCGTATATTTCACGGGTTTGTTCAACCAATTCTTTTCCCTCTTTGGTGTTTTCCCGTTCGGCTTTAGTCATGTTGTTTAAATAAATCTTATTCAATGAATATTGCGCCGATAAACGGTTATAACTACCCTCGGCGGATTGATTTATTTTCACAATCAGTTTATTAATTTGGTTCGCTTCCTGCTGTGCCAATTTTAACTCGACTAACTTTTTGGCGTTCTCGCTTTCTGCAAACGCCAAATCACGTTGCGCACGTGCCAAACGTTCCGCATCGTCTGCGGCTTTTTTGGTTGTCTTTCGCCCGTCCTCCGTTGCGCCGGAAACCTTTTTCAGAATCTCCGCCAATTGTATTGCTTCGGCTTTGATATTTTTCAGCGCATTTGTATATGTGTCCGAAAGTTCATCCAATTGTTTTATCAAATCTGTAATCGAATTATCCGGGCTTATTAAATCCGAATATTTGATTGGGTTGTTATTATCTGCCATACGCCGATTGTTAAGTTATTTACGGGAAATTCCCCGTCTGTTGCATTTTCTTTTCTCAAACGTGTAATTATCGCATAAAAATAAAAACGTCGGAAATCGCCTTATTTTACCTTTTTTTGCTTGTTTGCTTTTTTGGCTTGTTCCTTGATATACTCAAATGCGTTGTAATATTCCAAAACGGTAAATTTCTTTGGGTCAACATGCAAATTTTGGGACAATATCAAACACATATTTTCAAATTGTCTGTCATGCCTAATTTCCACGCTTTCCGCCCCGGTAAACGTCTGCGGGTTGAAATAGGTTATCAACTCCGCCGTAATGTCGTCAATCTCTTTTGCGTCCGCCTCGGTTGCCCGACCGTCTATTATTGTGCGTAATACAACAATCGTTCTTTGTTTCAATTTATCGTAATACTCTTTCAATGTCGCATCATCGAACAACCGGGGAAAATACAAACGCAATTCATCGTCTATTTTTTTTTTAACCGCTTCCAAATGGGCGGTTATCTCTGAATTTGCAACGTCTTTAAAAAGACTCATTGTTTGTTGCAATCCATCATCTGACAAATCATTTCGGGGTTTACCATTTATTGATTTAACCAACACGGCAAAAGCCAAATGCCGGGGGGAAACCTCGGATTGAATGAAATATATGTTTTGGCGCATATTTTCCAACTCAACGGTTGCCATGTTTGGCGTTGGGCTGTTCAAATAACGTATTACCTTTTCAATATGTCGGTCAAAATCCGACAAATCGGAACCAACCCCGGCGTCAACCAAAAGCATTTTGTTATACTTGTGGAAACGCATAATTGGCAAATCCTCGATTGAATCATACAACTCAACGTTCATTCCTTTTATTTGTACATTCTTCATAATAAAACACGTGTTATCATTGTACTACAAAAGGGAACGCCCAAAAATGCGGGGTTCCCGGTAAATATCAACGCAAAGAAACAAATCAGAACGCACGTCCACCACGACAAACAGAAATCGCAATTAAACATCTTTGAAAAGAAATCGTTCCCGTGAATCTGTACCCATTCAATGACGCCCCATTTGCGTAATAACGTCAGCACAAAAGCCGCTATTAATGCGACAACAATAATGTTATAAATAAAATGTTCCATATCCTACAATTTACATGTTTCTCCAATACTCAATTCGCCCTCAAACCGGAATCCGCCGAACGGGTGCATTAAAAATTGGTTGTCTATTTCGTCCAAAGAAAACCCCCGGTAAATGTTTTCCGCCAATTCATAGACTTTGTTTATTTTATAGCCTCCATGACGCAACCAAAACCCGCCGTTTAATACGTCCAATATTTGACGTTTTAACGCCTCTTTGTTTCTGTTGCTTGCTTCGTTGAAAATCTTTCGATAATCAAACCAAAAGATAATCGAAAACGCCGTTTTTATCCCAATATCAACGCCGGGTTCCCAACTTATGTTTTGCGGGTCGTCAACCCAAAAAAAACAGAAATTACCAATATTTGCATCCGGCGTTACTTCCATATAATCGTTATTGCCGGAATAAACATTTGGCGTATAATATCGCTTTTGGTTCCCGTTGTATTTAACAAGTCTTTCCGCCCTGCCAAATGCAAAATCCAACCACGGCAAATTATCAACCAATCCGTTTTGCATGTTTCCAATTATCCGGTCTAACAATTCCGGGTTGTCAATAACCGGGGCTTTTACATTATTTGCCATAAATTTGTTTTTTTGTTTCTGCCATTAAATCCGGGAAAATATATTTCCAAATCAATATTGAAATATTTTCGTCGGTTAAACCCAATATTTGACGACCGTATTTTTTTATTAAATCCTCTGTTTTAAAGTCAGACGCTTTAATTTCAAATTGTTTGTCGCCAACCTCTAAATAAAAACTACTTTCAAAATCTCCCTCATCCCGTAACGTTACCCGGTTTGTCGGCTGTCCCTTAGCCTCTTTAATTGCGATTGTTACGGGGCTGTATGGTGCATAATCCGAAATTTCGACGCCCAAACGGTTAATACCTTGTTCAAACAATTGTTCCTCGGCGTTCAAATCAACTATATATGCCTCATTGTCCCATATAATGTTTTGTATTATCCGCCCGGACGTCAAAGCCTCGTTGAAATCCGCAACCCTTTTTCGCAAATCGGTTATCCGTTTCATAAATACAACTTTCCCTTTGAATTATATAATTACACGGTTCTGTATCTTACCCCACGGTTATTGCAGGCTAAACAGATACGGTCTAACCCTTGCGTATCTATTTGCAACGCCTCATAAGACTTTTTAAGGTCGTAACCTAAACCGCCGGGACGAACGCCGGACGTGTTGCCGTCCAACTCATACAAAATATCCATCCGGGTTGCGTTTGATTGATTGCGGTTAACCCTTACGTTGGGGTTCATTGCCAACGTCCGCAATGCAATTGCAGCAACTTGTCTTTGTATTACCGTTTGGAAAATCTGCCTTTGGGAAATAATGAAATCCGTTAAATCGCATCCAATAGTAATTTCGCAATTCAGCCCGTAATTTTGGGTTCGTGTGTACATCGTGTATGCAATATCCCACAACTCCGGGTATTCTGCGAACGTTTCCGGCGCATTATACATAAACGGCGTTACTTGCAAATACTTTGTCAATTCTCGCCAAACCTCAACGGAACCCATGTTGCACGTTCCGCACGGCTCCCGGCTCCAATCCTTTGATACGTTAATTGCTTCCATTCCGGCGGGTAATTCGTCTTGATTGTAGCAAAGGAACCACGCCCCCCCGGCGTTGTTCTTGTCGCTTATATACGGCAAATAACAATTATTTAACGGGAACCACTGAAAACCGCCATTTGTAACGGTAAAATTCAAATCAAAAGTCTTTATTGGGTCTATCTGCGACGAATGAAACAAATACATTCTAACAACCCCGGTTCCCCCGGTCATTTGCAAACCTATCTTTTCAATTTTCGCCGTCACTCCCATTGCACGAACCGGGACAATTTCAAATCCTACCAACTTATGATTGTTTTGCAACGTCGCCCGTATGCGTCCGGCACCATCAAAGAACGTTTTTCGCTCCAACAAATTACGTGTTTCTTTATCCAACTGCTTAATCTGTGTAAACGTCTGTATTGCGGTCGCAATTCCGTTTCGGGTCATTCTCTCCAAAAAGTCCGTCAACATATTATACGGTTTCCAATATGGGTTTCCGTAATCCTCCCGGCTGTAATCATTATTAAAATCGCTTGCCGTTGGTTCCTCTCCGGTGTTGTCAATTTTAGCAATCCAAACAATACCGTTATGGCTCACTTTCTGCCCGGCTTTGTACGGAAATATCATGTTCCATTCCGGGTATTGCAGCCCCCAATCATCCGGCATAATCGCCGCCATATTATCCAACGTCAAAAGCGGGTGCGCACCTTGAAAATACAACCCACTTTCCGTCTGCGTTAAATTGTCGTCTATCGCCTTTGCCGGGTCGTATGATTGCTCCCACCCGCACACATTTTTTAACGCTTCGCATATTTCATTTATTCTTATCATAAAAACGCCCATTTATTTCCCATATTAGGAATTAAGATTGCAATAAATAAGGGGGCGGGGATAACCACCCCGTCCCCTTGGTTAAATAATTCGTTATGCTCCGGCGTTATGCGCTCGCACCTCCGCCGGGAAATTCCCCGGCGTTGGTTACATATACAGGCATACCCAAAGGTACATTTTCCGCACGTGCTGCAATCTGCGCTTTGATAATCGGATTTGCAACGGTTGTTGGGTTGCTGTTGTAAGCAATTACAAACGCAACGTCTGCGTTAAATCCAAAATATTCTTTCACGTTGCAAGTCATATCGGCACTCGCTTCGCCTGCTGTCTGTGACTGGTCGCCAACTGCTGTGTAATAGTGCGAACCAACGGGCAAATCAATGTACGGCAAACGTACAACGTCCCATTCGTGGAAATTCGCACGGGTGCGGTTCAACGCCTCACGGTCAACACGTGTTAAAACGCCAACGTTACCATCCTCTACGGCAAAGAATGTGCCGTTTTTGTTAGCTTCATTTACGACGTTGTTTGTATAATGGAACACTTTATTTTCGTATTCCATACGCTTGTTTACGTCGTTATAAATACCGTGCTGTGCCAATTTTTTAATAAGGCTGTCAATTCCGGCGTTACCTACGACGTGAACCAAACCCGGATAACAATTTGCACGCATAATCGGGTTAATATCGCCCATAATTTCGGTTGCCATCTGCATTGGAACCTCAATAACGTTTGCAGCGAAATTGTAATTCAACTTGTCTTTCAATACTTGGGTTTTTCCTGCCTCCAACGCTGAAACGGCTGCTTGGTCTAACGAATTTGCAAACGCTCTGCAAACCTTTTCCATTTTGCGGTTGAAATCGTGCTCATACGAAATTTCGTTGTTCATATACAACGTTGGCACCATTGTAAAGCCGACGGAATATGTCGCCCAAACCACGGTATAAAGTGCGGACGTGTTTTCATCGTCCGGGATAACACACGTACGAACGTTGCTAACCGTAACGTCGCCATCGTAATTGATAACCGGAACTTGTACCGTATTTCCGATTGAGGCAAACGCACGTTCACGCAATTTCGGGGACAAAATGGAATTTCCGGCGTTGGTCTGTTCAATGAAAAAATCTAATGCGCCATACTCGCACGGGCGGGTCATATTACGGTCTAACTCCGGGTTTTCTACTCGCCAATTCTGTAATCTTGTTGCAATTAAACTCATAGTCTTTTTATTTTAATTTGTTATTAAATGCGGGTTTACCCATTACCCGGTTATCTCTCCGGCAATTTGTTAATACTATTTTCCTGCCAAACCTTTCTCATATCTTCGTCAAACTCTTTGGAACCTACCGTTTTACCTTGCGCCATCAATTGTTTTGTAATAAGTTCGTACGCCTCTGATTGCGTTTTAGCTCCGCTTACGTCCAATGTAATTCCGCCGCCTCCGGCACCGCCTGCGGGCTTATTTGTGCCGCCTCCTAGCTGTTGTCTTTGCTGTTCCAATACTCCCATCGTTTCCAATTCTTTTGTCAGCAACTCGGCGGGCGTGAATGGGTTCAACTGATTGTTTGGATTGCGCATAATTGCGCCGCTTGCATCTTTGAACGCCAAAACCTTTCCGCCGTTTCCGTCGTCTATATATTCCGGGTTCATGCCTTTTACTTTTTCGGTCGCCTGCGTCAAAATAACCTTTGTTACGCTTTCCGGGAATCCTGCTTTGAATTTAAGCCCGGCGGCGGCTGTCTGCAATGCGTTGTCAATTCTTACTCCGAACAATTCTTTTTCGTGGTTTGCCTTTTCTGCCTCATACTTGGTTGTCAACTCGGTAAACTGCGTTGTCACGTTCTGCAAATCTGCTTTTGCCTGCTTCAATGCTTTCACGGTTTCCGCATCTGCCGCACCATCGGCAATTGCCTTTTCCAAACGGGCTTTTTCCTTGGTCAATGAATCAATCTGCGATTGCAGCCCGGTTGCGCCATCGGCTTTTGTTTTCATTTCCCCCATTACACGCTTTGCGTAATCATTCGTTTTTTCGGTTCCATTTTTAGCGATACTGGAAACCGCCAAAATATCGGCATCCAAAGCCCCGTAAATTTCGCCCGTTTTCTTGGCAATAACGCTGTTTTCGTCATTCTGCGATAATGTTGTTATCGCTGTAATCTGTTCGTCAGTCAATCCCGACAAAGCCGCATTTGTAACTAAAATTTCTCTCGTTAACATAATATTCTTACCCTTTGAATTAATTAAGTGCGATTGCTTCTACTGCTTCGCTGTTTGCGTTAATAATATCAATTGTGTATTTTGGGGAATCCCCGGTTGTGTCAACCAACCAACTAACAACACGTGCATGGCTGATTTTCTTTTCAACCTCTTTTGTTACCAAAATAACGTCGGTAATTGTTCCGCCCTCAATACATTCAATCAACTTTTTCTTTGTGTCGCCGTCCAATGCTGCGGCGGTTGTGGTTACTTCAATAACCAAATTGTCTTGCTGTGCAATCTGTGCCATATTCGTAATTTTTAATGGTTAAACGTTCTCGTTATTTTCCGGGCTTTCGGTTGCCGTTTCTTCTGTCTTTTCGGCTTTCGGCTTTCTTCCGGGTTTCTTTTGTTCTGCTGGGATAACTCCGGCGACTGTCAGTTCTGCAATAATTTCGGCTTTCATTTGTTCACGTTCTGCCGCCTTTGCTGCTGCTGCCGCCTTTGCTGCTGCTTCTGCCTTTGCTCGTTTGCTGGCTTCAATCTTTTCTTTGTTCGCTGCCTCCCAAACGTTCGGGTCGTGCATAATGTCAACTTTATAACCCATTTTTCGCAAATTGTGCAATCCGAATGTTTCAAAGAACTTTTTTCCGAAAACCTGCATACGTGGTCGTGAAATTCTTTCGCCCGTTTCTTGGTTGAATTTTACAACCTCAATACGACAATGATAAAAACTTTCTTCCCCTTTTGGAACAATGAAATTTTCCGGGGTAACGTCCAACAATCCGACGTCCTTTGTTTTACCCTCTGTTTCTGCTTTCACTCGCATAATCATAAATTTTTTTTGTTATTACTTCAATTTTCTTGGAAAATGGTATTTGGCTGCCAAATTCCAAAACGTTTGTATTCTCACGTTCAAACCTACGCACAAAATTAGCGAAATTCAATTTAATGCGCAATTCATCCTCGGTAATTAGCTGTTTTTCGTACAATTCTAATACTTCCGGACGTGTCAAATGTCGGTACGGCTCCAATTCTGCCAACACTAACATACGTTGCATTTGTATTGGGTCGTGTCTGTACTCCGTTTCGATAATCTGATTTTGTAGCGCATCCAATTCCCCCTCGCTTGCTCCGCTTTCTTTCGCCATCTTATAACGTTCTCGCAATTGGGTTGCATCAGACAAATAAAACTCGGTGCCATAATTGATTTTTGCCGAAACAAACATTGTTCCATAACGCAAACGGCAAACGGTTTCGTCAACGAACTTTTGCGCCGCCTCAAAGCCTTTTTTTACTCGGTTTAATACCGTGCTTTGGCTTTCAAAATTGGCTTTAATTTGCTGTTCATTTAATGCTTCACGGGTTGTTATTTCCTCGTTGGTACCAACAACCGCCGTAATTATGTTTGTACGCAACCGTTCTTCCTCGCTAACGTTATAATCCAAACCATTACGGTCAACGGTCAACATCTGAACCGGGTTGCGCAAATCCGGCTGTTTGTCGCCGTCCGGTACCGGAATTTCAATGAATGAACCAACCCCGACAATTCGTTTATCTCCGCATTTCGGGCAACGCATCAATAAACCCGCTTGGTCTAATTTATAATAGCCTTGTTTATCTTTCAAAAACCCGCCGTCGCAATAATCGCCGTTTTCGCCGTTCGTAAAATCGCAACTTTGTTCATATCCGGAATAAATCGGGTACGACCCGTACATATCCAAATTTCTCTTTGATAAATGATAAAAAAGGAACCAATCTAAACTTTCCAACTCGGTTGTTAACGGGGACGCCTTAACGTCCGGTTCTCTCAAACTCAATGGTTCGTTCCAAAAAAAACGTGCTGGGCAATATTCCAAATCGTGCGGGCTATCAATCAGCAATTCGCCAATATTGCCTTTTTCCTCGGTAAATACCCGGTATCGTTCATCGTCAATTACGGCAATACGGTTGTCGTCCTGCCGGAATATTATCCAACGCATAACGCCCGTTGTTTTGTCTGCCTTGTATGAAATAACGTGTTCTATTGGCAACCAATAAAAGTACGGTTGCGGGTAATTATCGCCGGGGGATTGCTCTTTTGGCAAATCAACAATTAATACGCTGTTAATTTCGGTTTTGAAATATTCCCATCCCTTTGTGCTCCAAATTTCGGGTTCTTCCAATACGTGTTGTCTGTAATACTCCCAATCGTCCCTTTGTTCGCTGTTCATAAACTGATAATTGAACGCCGGGTTACGACCGTCAAAAATGCGGCTCAACTTATCAAAACAAACGCCCGTTACCTCGTTTGTCTTTACGGGGTAACGGAACAATGTTTTGAACACTTTGAATTTGTCTGCGGGTATAAGGTTTGAAACATAAGCCAAAAAATCGGTCACGGGTTGCGTAATGTATGGCGTCAACGCCTTTTCCGCATGAAATCGTATGCGGTTTTGGTGGTAAATCGCCCTACTTATCGCCGCTTTGTTCCGTGGCTCCGTTATCTGCTTTTTTATTTCTCTTATATCTAAGCCCATTTTCTTTGTCAAATTCAAATTTACTATTTTCCGGTAACTGCCAACCGCCGTTATTTGGCATTTTTAAAAGTCTTTCGGCGTGGCTAACTTCAAAATCTCGTGTCGTTTTCATTGTTTCATTTTCCAACGTCACTATTGTTTGTTTACACTGCTGCATTTTTTAAGTCTGTTAGCGGGTTAAAATCTTCCGGTACGATAATAGCCAAATCGTCCGACCAATTAGGTAAAAACGCCCATTGTATTGCGTTGCTATCGGGTGCCTCAAATCCTCCCAATGTTTTATCCCCGATAAACAAAGAACGAATTGGAATAGGATAATGCGTTGCTACTGTTGTCGGGTCTTGCAATGCACCAATTGCGCCGTTTTCATCAAACAAATAAACCCCCAAATTTTGGGAATCGCTTTCACATTGCAAATCTTTCAATGCTTTAATCAGTGATTGCGGCATTTTACGCATAGCCGCCGTAAATGGGGTTGGCTCACGTCCAATAATTTCTTCAATACCGCCCAAAGTTTCGTTTCCTCCGCCGAACGTACGGGGTGCGCCTGCTTCTGCTGTCGGTGCTTGGATATACGGGGAGACAACAACTTTCGTGTCGTCCTCTGCCGATAACAACGGCGTCCATGACGCTTTTTTCCCAATACCCGCCGTCGTGGTAAATGAATTTTTTTCTCCGTTTTTTTTATACAATCTCTGAAACGCTACTTTCTGAATCTGTCCGAAACTCTCGGCACACGTAAAGTTTGGAATGTTTGGCAACGCTACTGCTGCCGGGCATTTACAAATAGCCATAATCTTAATTTTTTAACGTTAAAACTTTTGTTATTATCTCCGGGGGCTAATCCTTTGCCCCATTACTTATTGCAAAGTTATAATATTTTCGGATAAATTCTTGCATATATGAAATAAAATGCTAATTACGACGTTTAATGCCCCTTGTTGCTTGGCTGTATGGTCTTGTATCGCCGTCCGCCAATTCCTTTTCATATATTCCGGTCAAACCGTCCTCCGGGTCGTCATGCTCATTTGCTGGGAAATCACGCAAAAACCCGGTTACGTGTTCATGTATCTTTGGAAAACGTTCCTCCCATCCTAACGGCATTATGATTTGGGCGTTGACGCTTGCCGAATTTGTTATAATGCGGCTTTCCTTGTTGGCACCTTGGTAAAATGGTTCGGAAATCGCTTTTATCTTTTTACATATCAACTTTTCAAACCCGGCACCGCCGTTGTTACTTTCAATCCATGCTTTTTGCGTTCCACAACGGTTTATCATTTCCGGGACGGTAACGGCTGTTACTTCTGTATTTTCCTGCGTAAATACCATGTCAGTAATTAGCGCATACAAAATCGGTTCAAACCGTTTCTTTTGTTCGTTCCATGCCTCATTACCGGATTTGTAAACGTCATAACACGCCGAAAATGTAAAGTCGTCGCCCTCGTCTGCCACGTCTGTATAATTACCACTACGCACGAACGTTCCCCATTCTGATTTGTCAACGTACGTTCTGAACGGGTTCCGGTACAATCTACCCTCTGCGCTTCCGGGGTTTCCTTGGTCTAAGCATTGAAATTGTATTGGGTCTAACGCTCTTTCACGCTCCAATTTTACCCGGCTGTGCATACTCTCCCATAAAGCCGCCCCCGGTTCCCTTGGGTCAATCTCGTTTGGTTCCCCGGTTTTCAACGCTTCAAAGTTTATGCGAACCCATGCACCATCCGGAATATTTTTAATGCTGTCCCAACTTTTAATATCAATAATCTTTTCGCCTCCCTTTTCAATCTTACCAATCAAATCTTCCTCATGCCATCGGGTAAATACAATCAGTTCTTGCGATTTATTGTGCAAACGCTTTTTTACAACGGTCGTGTACCATTTCCACGCCGCATTGCGTACAATCGGGCTGTTACCCTCTGAATAATCTTTGTAAACGTCGTCCATAATCATAACGTCAACGGTCTTTGACGTCAACGCACCGCCACGACCTACAACACGCAACGAACCCTTATGCCCAACCATTTCTATAACGTCAGAATTTCGTAAATACGTGTTTGCCATCGTTACCACATTTGAACCATTCAAAAAGGTTTTCGGAAATATTTCCCGATATTTTGGGGTGTCAATTATTCTTTGTACGTCCCGGTTAAAATCCCTTGCAATTGTGGCGGCATACGAACCAATACAAATTTTTGTGTCCGGGTTCAATCCTAACATAAAAGCGGGTAATTTTCGGCTTGAACCCTCCGATTTTCCGTGCTGGGGCGGAATTTGCACAATCATTTTTTTTATTTCCCCGTGGGCGAATTTATCCAATAGCGTATAATAAACGACGTGGAACGGTTCCAAAGCCAAATCCGGTTGCATGTACCGGGCAAAGTTTATCAGCCTATGGCGTGCCGCCGCTTTTACTATCTCGCCGGGGTTGTTTTTCAATGCTGCATACATTTTAAGCAATTGTTCTTTATCCATTTTGTTTAATTCTTAAAAATAAACCATATATTTTTGTCTTACCCCCGTATTTTTTCTGACTTAAAAACCGGAAATCTTAAAAAACGACCAATTTATTGGTTCATTTTCCATTTGTCGCACGCTTTTTCCGAACGTATTATACTGCGATTTTCGACAAACGGGCATTTTAAACAAATTGGGTTCCCGTCCATATCCAAATTTGAATGGTCGTAATAATATTTACCCCAACCACAATTCCCGCACGTGTGTACGGGTTTCGGTTCATCTTTTTTCTTGATATTATTCTTTGTTGTTCGTTCCATCGTCAATTACTCCTTTTTCTTCTAATTGTTTTTTATATTCTGCTGTTTGCAATTTATCGGCGACCGCAAACAATAGGTCGTCCGGGATTGCTGATACATCGTATTTCGGTGCATCGCCATTTATACTTTCTTTTATTCCCGGTATATCAACTTTTATTGGCGCATCAAATCCCAACATCTTTGCCCGGCGTTGCTGCACATTCAAAAGCAAATCCAAAAACCGGGGGTTTCCGGCGGACGTTTCCGTTGTGGTTTCCTCATACCCGTAATATTCCGGGTTGTCGCCATCCTCCAACACTTTACGGGGCTTTGCGTTCTGTCTGTTTTTCTCTCGCAATTTCCCGGTCTTTGAACGTTCCCACGCCTCCCACAATTCAACCTCCATTTTATCCAACTTTCGCAATTCCTGCGTAACGTAATCGTCTATATTTTCCAAACGTTCACGTTTCCACTCAATTAGCAATTGATGCATATCCCAATATGCCATTTGTTTTGTTATGGTATAACCGACGCCACGCCGGGCGTTTTCCTCATTCAGTCTTTCCGAAATCTCCCTATACGTGTAACCACGTAAAAACAGATTTGAACAAAAAGCCAAATCAAACTCCCTTTGGTCTTTTGTTCGTTTGCACAATTTCGGGCGTCCGCCCCTTTGTCTTTTACTCGCTTCCATTTTTTCAAACCTTTTTATAACGGCAAGGCCCCGGTTATAATTCCGGGGCGTTTTTTATTCTTTTTCCATTTTGTCGATTTTCAACAATGAGTAAACACTTGTTACCCTAACTGACGGCGTACCGTCCTTTTTTTTCAAACCTAACTTCATACGAAAAATTGCCGTTGTGTTCTGCCTTGATAACTTCTATCTTTCCGGGCTTTCTGTTGTACTCCAAAGCCTTTTGTTTTATCTCGGCTAATTCTGCCATTCTTTTTACGTATGTTTCTTTATCCATAACTTTATTATTTTTCTGTTGGTAAATCTACGGTTAACAATACGGGTTGCAATGGTTGGTTAAACGTCAGCATTGACAAATGTATTGTTCCGGTTTCTTTTACTCTCTCCAATTCTTCCGGGGATAACTGCCATTTGGTAATTATAAGCCCCTGCGGGTCATTAGGGATTTTCATTGCAGGTAACGGCATGTATTCCGGTTGGCCTTTTGCAAATACTACATTCACGCCGGGAAATTCAACGGGTTTCATTGCCTTGCTCCTTTCTTGGTTTCTTTCTAAACTTACGTTTCTTTTCCGGTATCTCAATACGGTGTATCTCAACACGTGCGCCAAAAGCCTTTGCCAACTTTCCGGCAACTTCTTTTACTTCTTCCGGTATATCATTTTGAGGCTTTCCCGACGCATCGGCGTTTATCTGTTTTAGCAATCCGGCGATTGCTGTTTTTTCCTCTTTGTCCGTTGTCGTCTTGAAACGCTGAATCAGATTTGCAATTGGTTGCGTTCTCATAAAGTCAGCACATTTAAAACGGTCTTTGCAAATATTGCACTCATCCGGGTAATTGTGTTTTGCATCCTGCGAACTCTTTTCGTCTGCCTTTCTGAATTCGTGCCATTCGTCACGGCGGGCGATTGCTTCCGAAAATACCGCCATTGCATCAATACAAACTTGTGCCAAAATAAAATCCGGGGTATCTCTCATTTCCTTTTCTAAACCGTGCTTATTAATAAGTTCGGTTAGTTCTTGTTTAAAATCTTTTTTCATACGCTTAAACTTCTATATGTTCAATTTGTGGTAACTTCTTTATGTATTCCAACATCGCCGTTTTGCTTTCCTCGGTTTCGTCGGTTCTGTTTATTACCAACTGAATAACTTCCAAAAGATAATCGCTATCAATACACGCATTATCAACGTCGGTAATATTATACAATGGTTCCGTTATTTCCTTGACGGCTTTAAATGCTTCTTTTGTCAACTTTGCGGCTTTTTTGAATCTCATTTTTTCGCCCTTTTCAAAGCATTTGCCTAAATGGTTTAATTTATCATCAGCGTAAAAAACGCATGTATGTGCCATGTCCGCCAAAAGATACGCCGTATTTGTAAGGAACAACGCTTTTTTTCTTAATTCTTCTTTTTCTTCGTTTGTCATAGTCTTTTGTTAAAACGGTTCTCAAAATGTTTGTATTATTCGGCGGTTTCCTGCTGCATATTACCGCAAACCGGGCTTTCCGGTTTGTTGTGTGGGTGTTTGCGCATAAATTCCGGGTTTTTCTCACGTCCTGCAATTTTAGTATATGCCATTTCCTGCAATTCCTTTTGGCTATACCCTAATAATGCCGCAATATGGAATAAAACAACGTTTACGTCCGCCAATTCGTCGATAATATCATGCGTTCCGGGATTAATTTCGTTTATTTCTCTTTGCGTTTTTTCCCTGCTTAAATATCTTTCAAACGCTTCAAACAATTCGTTGTATTCCTCGGCTAATTTTCCCAATCTTTTTTCTATATTCTTGCCGAAAAGTTTATTCATCTTTTCAAACAATCTCTTTTCGTCAAAGGTCAATCCGGCGGTATTGGCGTCTTTTTCTTCAAAATTAGCCATAAACATTTGCATATCCATTTTGCCAAATTTTCCGTCCGGTGTCAATACAATAAAATTTCCCTCCGGTACGTCCAACATTACGCCGTTTTCGGTCGGGAATGAATAAACCGCCAAACCTCCGGGCGTTCTCGGAATCTGCATTGTTCCGCCTCCGGTAAAAATCTGCAATTTTTCCCAATTATCACGCTTTACGGGTAATGCACGAACTTCTAACAATCGGCGGCAATAAATATCCCCGGCGGTTTCGTCCGGCATACCTAAATTTGTGCGCAACTCATTTGGCAAATTTCCCGCCCCTTTTTCGTATTCAACAAAGAATATTGCACCACGCAAAAGGTTTTGTTCTTTAATCGTCCTTACGTCTTTTATTCTTTTTCCGTATCTGCCTTGAACTGCATATATTGCGGCTTCAATTATTCTTTCCTCTTTGTCCGGGGCGTACATTTTAAGTTCAAAGTAATTTTCTTTCTCTGTAACTTCCGGTTCTGTTCCCGTTACATCTTCAATCATCAAAAACGTTTCCGCATCAAACGGAATAAAACTTCTTTTTTCCATATCCAATTAATAAACGGTTAATAATAAAACAATCAGTCCTCCGGAAATTGTGGCGTACAAATCTTTTTTATCAAATACGCCTCCGTGTTTTTTGTTGTAAACCTCACGCAATACCCCGGTTAAAATTACTGCTATCAATGCGATAATACGTGCAATCATTCCCGGAATCCCGATAAATGAAACCAAACGCAAAACCAACATTACAACAATCATTCCCGCTATAATATGCAATAATTTATCGTGCGGGATTGATACTATTAATTGAAATATCTTTTTCATCGCTCACGTTTTTAGTGTTTTACATTACAAATGTAATAATTTTTTTTTTGTTTTTATCCATATCAGCCGGAAACTAACGGAAAAACAAAGCAATTTAATTTCAATATCTAAATAAACGTCATGTCCTTTTACGCCCTCAACCATAACTCCGGGCGTCAAATAAAATTGCTTATACTTCCACAAACTTTGCAGATACAAATAAAACCCGATACGTCCAATATGGAATCCGATTGTTTTCATTTCTCTATCTGTTTTTTTATCTGTTCCCAACTCTTTTTGTCAATTACCATTTTCCGGGGGTATTGTATTATTTCGCCCTTGGTATATACAAGATTATAGATACCCAATTGCCCCTTAATTGGCATTTCAACAATACGTCTTGGGTTGCGCATCATCCATCCGAAACCCTTTGTTATTTTTGCCCTCTTTTCCTTTGGAATCCGGGTGTTTTCCCAATCCTCCGGCGTAAACTCTTTTATCGGCTTCACGTCGTACAACTCAACCAATCCCAAAGTAACGCCGCTTTCCATTCCCGGATAAACCGGGGACGCTGCGGAACATATCAGCACGTCGCCACGGTATGACGTGTTTTTGCTCCGAACTTCAATTGTCTTTTTCCCGTAAACAATACCGTTTTCGTCCTTGTACGCCTCCGTTACCAAATCATTTGCGTATGGCTGTTTTACGGTCAACGCACGCCAACGGTCGTGCTTTTCCGGGTTGTAATACTTATTGCTGTACTGCATATTTACTTTTTATTTTCGGGTTCCTCGGTTTCGTCGTCGGGTTCCGGGTAATGGATAAATCCAATTTGCCGGACGTTTTGGATTGGCTCGTAAATGATAACGACAACATCGCCGTCCGTCCTTACTCCGACCAATCGGCAATCGGCGGGAACCTCAACCCGTATTTCACTTTTCATTGTTAAACAAATTCCAATTAACAGGGACACAATACCCCGGCAATTCTCCCCGGTCAATCCCCAACGGATTAACAATACTATCTTTCCAATAGATACGGGGTTGTTCCGGGCGTCCCTCCCAATGTTCCGTAATTGTGTCGTAAATCAATCGTATTTCCCGTTTCGGATATTTGCCGCCGCTCTGCAACCCGATTTTATACAGGTCAACGAACGGATACGACAATTTGATTATCCCAATTGCCCGGTCGTACATTCCCGGCGGGATTGGCTCCACGCTTGCAAAGGTGCGGAACCCGTGGCGTTTTGCCCGTGCCAACACATTAACCCGCATCATATTTGGGTCGGCGTTCGGCTCCAATTCGTCGCAACCTGTCAACGTTGCGCCCAAAGCGATACGGGACACGTCCCAACCCTCGGACGCCTCGGCAAAATCAATGAAGCGGTTCAACCCCTCGGCGCATTTGCTCAATATCTTAACCGGGACGCCGTGGCGTTGGCATACGCCGACCGCTTGACGGGTCAACCGTTCCGTTTCCGGCAACAACGGGTCGGTCGTGAACGAAAAGAATAACCCCGTTTTCTGCAATTCCTCCTTATGCGCCAACAATTCGTTTTTGAAAATATCCAAAGCGTATGGATATTCCCGCAACGTCTTTTTCAACTCCGGGCGACTGCCTCCCAATACCTTTGCGCCACGACCTTTGCGCAAATAACAGTAAGTACAACCGTTGGAACAACCGACAAAGAAATTGGCGGCGTTCTCGGCGTATTCCCCGGCTTTACCTTTTGGGCTGTAAATAACCCGTCCGTTTATCGTTCCCATATCGTCAACGGCTTAAAATGGTAAATCGTCGTTTCCGTCGGGGGCGGGTGCATCCGGCACGGGCGGCGGCGGTACTTGCGCCCCGGCTCCGGTCGCTTTCGGGGTCAACATTTCCATATCGGTTGCGACTATCTCGGTAACATACCGTTTGACGCCTTGCGCATCGTCATAACTCCGGGTTCTCAATTCGCCCTCAATATACAGTTTGTTGCCCTTTTTGACGTACTGATTGGCGACCTTTGCCAACCCGTTTTGCAATACGACGTTATGCCATTCGGTACGCTCCGGGATTTGCCGCCCGTCCTTTGTGGTATAACCTCGTTTCGTGGTTGCCAACGAAAAGGTCGCCACGCAACCCCCGTTGTCGAACTCCCTAAAATCCGGGGCTTTCCCGGTATGTCCCATCAAAATAACCTTGTTTACACTCATACAAAAAACGCTTTAATTATCCAAACAATGATACTATACAACGCCCACATATAAGACGCAACCGTTAACGTCACGAACGTGTATAACGCAATTTTATATCCGGTTTTTGATTTTATTTTCATGTCACTTGAATTTTACGCAATCCAACAAATATTGTTTCTTATTGTCCGACCATCCGGCGGCATGGTTTATCGCTTTTCGGTCGTCGTCGTGTACGAACTCACAAACCCAACCGCCGACGCTTGATTTTTGAACTAATCGAACCAATTTACCAACAATGAAAGAACGCAATTTGTAATAACCTGAATTTTCGCCAACAAACAAAACCCGTCTTTCTGCATTTATTTCGGGCAGATTTTCGATTTGCGGGCGTTTCTTCCTTTTCGGGTACCTTTGTACCCTTTTAAAATCATTTTGGATTGAACGGCGGGAAATTGCCCCGTAATCTGGTGTTCTTTGTTTCGTTCTCATAATTTATATTTTTCTTTTTCTTCTTCTGTCCAATCTTTTTTAGGTTTTAAAGCCATAGGGTGCGTTTCCCTATTATATCTTATTTTTGGGTTACAAAGACAATTTTTACATTGTTCACATTCTGACGGTTCCATAGAACCGTATTCTTTCGCATACTTGCAAAGAAAACAATCTTCATCCATTTGTTGAATTAAGCATATTTGCCCTACTATATTTCTTACACAAACATCTAAATCAATAAAATCTGTATATCTTTCATCTTGTGTTTCTACCGTATATCTATCAACAAACCTTATTCCGCTGTTTCTTTCATCATCAATGTCTTTAATTCCCTCGTCTTTCAATTTGCGTGATATATTTAGCTGTCTAAATTCCAAAATATCATTCAAAAAATCATTAAGCCATTTTTCAAAATCTTCCCATGTGTTCCATTCAAATATTTTGAATGTATCTTTTATACTCCCGTTACAATCGGGCGTTTCATCGCACCACTTATTAATTTTTTGAACTATTTTATTTATACCTTCCGGGTTATGATAAGGGTGCATTTGATATATAACACCTACTACTGAATTTATAATCAGTTTATTTGTAATTCTAACTTTGCTCATAATTTCAAAATTTGATACTCTTTCTTTAATAATTCTATAACCTTAACGTTTCCGGGATAAATGCGCATATTTTTACGGTCGCCATTTTCCCAACGGTTGTGCATTTCAAAACAAAGGATATTGATATTGCGGGGGTCGTGCGCCATTTCCGGGTGCGAACCCCTCGTTAGGATATGCGAACAATAAACGGCGGAATAACTCGACAACGGGCGCAATGTTTCCTCGCATTGGTGCGGCTTATGTTCCCAAACCCACCGGAAAAACCGTTGGTTGGCAACGGGAATGTCGCCACGTCCTAAAACGCAATGCCCGAACAATTCCCGTTGTAACTCAACACGCAACCGTATATCTAACCGAAAATTACGAATATCCAATAACGGCTCGTAACCACGTGCAACACAATATTCATATTCGCAACGCTCGGTCAACAATATTGGCTCCATTACATATTGTCTGTATCGTCCGCCGGGTCTGCCATTTCCGGGAACATATCATTTTCATTTTCGTTGTCTGCATCATTTACGTAAACTAACGGGTTTGGTTCCCCATCAGCCCCGAACAAATCCATTTGCGCCTTTTTGCCCTCAAACAGAAATTCGTAAACCTCGTTTTCAATATCGCAAACAATGTTTTCCAACTCTTCCTCAAAACCGAACGTTTCAACGTTGTATTTCATTCGTGGGGTGTTGATTGCTGTTTTCTGATTGTTTGATACGGTAAACAATCCGGTTAAAACGACGCCTACGTTATCATCTTGCCCCGATAAAGAAACGCCCCTAACCTCTATATTGTCCAAACATTCTTCCGCAAATTCGGCTGCAATATCTGTTTGTTTCTTTGTTGCTTTAAACTCCGGCGTTGCCATCATGGTTTTAAATGACGTTATGTTGAATACACGTCCCATAATCGGGCGCAAATTATTAAACAAATGACGCAAATCCGGGTGTATGTCTTTTGCACTCAATACATGGTATTTGTTCGTGTAACTCTCATTTCCGACAACTTCCGTTACTTCATAATATACGTCTAACCCGCCATCTTTCAATAACTTTACTTTCGATAATGAAAACTTTTCCTTTGTAGGAATCGGCATAACATTTTGTTTTTTTTCGCTCATAATTTTTAATCTTTATTGTTTCTCGGTTCCTCCGAGTCGGTTTCTTCTTGGAAATACTCGCACGGTTCATCATCAGCGCAACGACCGGATAAACAACATACCGGATAATCCACGCAATCAATGCACATTTTCTTTTTGTTCATAATTTAAAAGTTTGTTTCATTTAACAATTTTGCAACCTTGTTTTCCGGCTCTGCATCCGGTGCAAATATCGGTTTCGGGTCGTGAACTAAAACTTCCCTTTTTACCTTTTTGGGCTTTGCGGGTTCCGGTTCCGGGTTAAACTTCAATTGTTCCGCCGGATATTCTTTTGGTTTCAGTTCTATAATACCATTTTCCACCAAAACCGGAATACAACGTTTGCAGGCTTTCACGTCCTCCAACGCATCATGCGCCGGGAATGTTTCGCCGGGGAAACACTTGTTGTAAAGTTCCTCCAATTTCGGATATTTGCCCGGACGTCCGTCTGCATACAATGCGCCAACAAATTTAATTGTTTTCATCATCGTATCAATTCGTTTGCCCTTAAACAATGCGTCCTCCGCTTTTGCGTCGTAATATTCACGACCCATAATGCGCAATATCATTGCTTTTACAATTGACGTATCAAAGTAAATGTTATGTCCGACCAACAAACGGGCTTTTTTGCAATCCTCCAAAAATTCGTCTATAATGTCAGCAAATGGGACGCCCTCGGCGTTTGCTCTCTCTGCTGTAATTCCGTGTACCTCAATTGAGGCCTCCGGTATTTTCCACCCCTCCGGCTTTATGATAAATGAACGTTCCTTTTCGTTTACCGCCCATGCCAATTGCACAATATTTGGAAATTCCGCAAAATCAACGTCCCATTTTGCGCCCTTTGGGAGCAACCCGGTTGTTTCACAATCGAACGTCAAAACATCTTTCATAATGTCGTTTATCTCATTTCCTTTGCTGTCTTTCAATGTTACTTTTTTCATAATAAAAAATCTTTTTTGCCCGTCTTTATTGGGCGTTTGTTCAACATAATTTGCCCGTGTAATCCACACGCAACCGCATTTCAAACATTTAACCCGGCTATATCCGTGCGGAGTATATTGGTACCGGATAACCCGCCAATCTTTCAACGGGTAACATTTACGGGGTTGGTTACACTTGCAAAACATATTATTTTTTCTTTTTTAATCTTCTTGTTTCTTTTTTACGGGTATTATACCCAGTTTTAAATGCCGACAAATAAATAAAATCGCACGCATCAATAAACATTTCGCTTGTCTTGCATAATTTATATATTGGGCAATCCGTACATTTAATCCGCCCGCTTGCCTCTCTCGCTTTCTTTTCCAACGGGCTTAATTCTGAATAATGCCTCATATTAAATGCTTCTTGGGTCGTCTATAAACGTGTTGTATTCCTCTGCGGAAATCTGTCTTAAATGCTCAATATGTTCTATCAATTCCGCATTGCTCAACTCTGCAATTGTCCGCAACCGGGTTTCATATTTCCCGGTGTTAATATCCGGGGTCTGTTCATACATAACCGGGGACAACTCACGCAAACGGCGTTCCGTCTGTTCCTCTGTCAGACGTTCGCCCGCCTCCCAAATTCCGGCTCTAAACGTTGGTACAACGTAATTGAAATAATACCCTTTCAATGCCTCCGACGAACCGGGGGACGCAACGGTAAAACGGGCGATTATGCGGCTACCTTTGTGCATTGCAAAGAATTGATTTAATTCGCCCATATACATTTGCAAACCGCCGTTGTTGTTAATCATCCCCGTTGCTGTTATCTCTCTTTTTTTCATTATCCAAACATTTAACAAACAATTCTGTACTATTATCTTTCTTTTCTTGGTCAACCAATTGTTTCATTGCATTTGCATACAATACCGTCATTTGTCCCGGTTCAAAAACTCCTCGTTCCTGCAAACGGTCTATCGGGTGCCGCTTCAATGGTGCGTCCGCCATCATTCCGGCTTTTCTGCGGGTGTTTTCCAAATCGGAAATAACCACTTTCAGATTATTATAAAAAGCGGGTGTTTTCAACACGTCCGCAATTGTCATTTCTTTAACTTCCATATTGTTTTGTTTAAGGGACGCCGGGGAACCGACGCCCCGGTTAATTACTCGCTTTCTGTGTATTCCTCAATAATCAAATCGTCCTGCCCTCTTTTAACTTCTTCAATGAATCCTTGGAACCCGTTTTTCTTGGCAATATCAATAATTGCTTGCAATCTCTTTTCGCCCAAACTTTCGCCCCTCGCAATGCGGAATACTTTCACGGTTGGGTTACTTGCTATAATCAGTTTTGCGGCAACCTCCATTATCTGCGAATCTGAAACCTTTCCGGCGACAAATGGGACGTCATTTAATACTAACCCATCATCACTAAACGAAAGCCCGGAAATCGGTAATTTCGCCGACGAAATAAGTTTTTCACGCTCGGCGGATAATTCCGCAATTTCTGAATCCATCTTTTCCGCTTCTGCTTTTTTGTCGTCTGCTTGTTTTTTCTTTGAAAGATAATCGGCAACCTTTGCAGCCTTTTTGTTGTGTTCCTCGGCTTCTTTCAATTGTTTTTCTGTATCGAAATTATTCGGGTTCAAAGCCTCATAATCTGTTAACCATTTTTCGGCACTTGCTATTTTTCCCTCATAATCTTTCTTTTCTTCTTCAACGACCGAAACGGTTTGTTTATACGTCTTTTCGGCTTCTTCCATTGCTTTCTTTGCCGCCTCAATTGCTTTATTGTATGAATCTTTGGCGGCTGCCAAACGTCCCGGAATCTCTGCCAATCTCCCCTTTCTTTCTTCCATACGTAAACGCACGCCCTTTTCTTTCTCAACCAACTTTGCGTTTTCCTGCTGTTCTTTCATCAGTTCCGTAATGTCCTTTGGTTTGGCATACGTTTTCAAATCCTGCGTTGTCAATCCCCGCCCGGCTGCATCTGATATTGATTTGTAGGTTTTCAAATCTCGGTTTACTCCGGTACGTTCTGTTTTAAGCCCGGCAACGGTTGTATCAATTTCGGCAATCCTTGTTCTTACTTCTTCCGGCAACAAAGACTTTACAACCTCAATTTGCTTTCTACGTCCCTCGGCGGTTTCCGACCAACGGGAAAATTCCACGGCGTCAAAATCTGTATAACCGAAAATCTTTTGCAACATAGAAACGTTATCGCTTTTCATTCCGGTTGTCTTTGATTTAATTGATAACGTGCCACGTGGGTTTGCTTTCGTGAATTTCAATTCAACCTCGTATTCCTCGCCGACGTCGCCGACAATCATTTTTGCAAAACCTTTGCTTTCTCCATTCTTCAATACGGCGTCACGGTTCCCGGTCAACAAAGCCCCAATTGCTTTTAATACCGTTGATTTACCCAACTCATTATCCCCGGTAATAAAATAAACGTTACCGTCAAAATCTGCGTTAAACTCTTTAATTACTTGGAAATTTACCAATTCTAATTTCTTTACTATCATAATGCTCTCGGTTTGTGCCTTTCGGCGGTTAAACTTGTTTTTTTTACCTAACCTAAGTAATACTTATATCAGCAATTTATTATTTCTACTTCACTATCAAACGTCAAAGGTTTATCAAAATACTTTTCAATAACTTCATTATATCTATTTATTGCGTCCCGCATTTCTTTGTAGGCATTTTGAATTTTCCTTTTACGCATTTCGCTTTGTTTTCTTTTTGCTGCCGGAAAATTAAGAATATATTGTTCAATCTGTTCATCGTCCGGTTTCGCTTCAACGTTGCTTCTGTATTTACTACGAAATGCAATTTGTATTATTCCGTTTTCTGTTTTACCAACCGCATCCGGTTTGACTGCTTGAATTTTATCCGCTTCAACTATATAAAGCAACGTGTTTAAATTTACATTTTTCGCTTTCATTTTCGCCCTCGGTTTGTGCCGGGGTTTCCCCCGGCTGATTAATATTATTTTTTGTTTTCTCTTATTCTTTGGTGTATCAATGTTTCCACCTTAACAAATGCGTCCCGGTTTTCTTTTGCTTCTTCAATGGTGCAATCAGCAATGAAATTTTCCAAACGCTTGTATAATTCGTTCAACTCTTTGTCGCTCATTGCGTGCCGGGTTGCTCCTACTTCATCAATAAACTTTCCCATCAGAAACCCAGTTTTAATTTCAATTGTTTCAAAACTTCTTTCAACTCTGAATCTGTGTAATTTTGCGCAATCTCTTTTGATACGCAATTGTGGTTCATAGCAATTGTTATTGCTCTTTCTCTGCTAATCTTAATTTGCTTTCTTTTAATCATAGCTTTATATTTTATCCGGGAACCCGCCCGGTCGGTTCGTTGTATCTCAACGGCACAAAGGTATGTATATTTTTTTAATTACCAAATATATTTCTTTTTATTTTTCAGAAAAACGAATAAACCCGGAACGCCTACACATTCCGGATCAATCTCAAAATATCCTCAATTGTTTATCAAATAACTTTGCAATAACTGCATCAACTTCGCTTTCCAATTTCTTGCAGGTCGCTAATATTTCCGGGCGACGTTGCGCAAAATATCTGCGTTGGTTGTGTCGCATCTGTTTTACTAACTCGGCGAACTCTTCCAACGTTATTTTTCCCGGATTTTCGATTTGCGTGGTTTTTTCTTCTTCCATGTATATTTTATCCATTTTGAAATTAAAATCGCTCTACGTGGCTAATACAAACGTTCGTGCATGTTTCTTGGTAAATTCTGACGCACCCAACCGGGGTTGTTGCGCAAAATGTATCGTCCAAAGTGCATTATCAACGTGGCGTCGGCGTTCCACAATGTCGGTTTCAATTCCGGGTACAAATTCCCGGCAATCTCTTTGTATCTGCGTTTTCGCTCGCTCTTTTCCTCCTTTTTCCGGCTTATCTTTGCCCGCAACTTCAATTCGTTTTGCCATTTCATAGGATGCACCATAACAAACGGAACATCGCAAACTGAAATGATTGCTTTCAACTGTTCAAAGTTTGCCATCATCTTTTGTATTCGGTACAACTTTCCCATATTGACGCCATCGGCACCCGGCGTTATATCATCCGGGCGCACACTTAGTTTTTCAAGAAAAACAATTGGCGAACATATTGTTTTCAAATGATTCAAATAATCTCTTATGTCGTTTATATCCTCCGGCATTTTTTTGGCGGTTATATTGTGGTTTGGTCGCCATGTTACTATACCACCATTTGTTCCGGGGTCAATTCCCACTACTGCTGAAATTTTCATAATTAAAATAAAACTTGCTGTCTTTGAAACTCAATTAATCTTTTCTTTGCTTGTTCATAATAAACCGGGTCTTTTTCAATTATAGTTAAATCAAAGCCCAATTTATGTGCGGCTATTGCATGGCTCATACTTCCGCCGTGCGTGTCCAATATCCTTTGACCGGGTTCTGCAAAATTTTGTAATAGCCATTCATATAATATTATTGGTTTTTGTGTGGGGTGTATCTTTTTTTCTTTGACTGAACTTTTACCTTGTAAATTTCCATAATATCTATAATCAAAACATTTTGCAGGGCAATTAAAATTAGTCCACGCAAACTCACCATCTGAAAAGTTAGGAACCGGATTTTGTTTGTACCAAAATATAAAACATTGGCATGGAGGCAATTTATAATAATTTCCACCCCATATTATACATTTATTAGAAATTCTGAAAAGTTCGTCAAAATAAATATCATTTGGTATATCATTATCCCAATTCTTTTTTTCATGCTTTGACCTTGCAGGTTTTGCAGCGTAATCAATTCCGTATGGCGGGTCAACAATTGCCAAATCAAAAGATTTATCACTTTGGGATTGCATAAACTCCATGCAATCCCCGTTTATTAATGTTATGTTTCCACATTTTTCAATTTTCATCTTTATATCCTCCCGCTTTTGTAAAATAACCTATTACGCCAATTATAAAGCAAACAATAAATAGTTCCATATTTAAAACTTCATGTAGTTATCAACTTGCATTTCCTCGGAAATCATCCGGTCAAATGCTTTTATAATCTCCTTTTTCCGGGCAACCTCAAACGCCGTAAAATCAATTTCCGGGCTTTCGGTTCCTTTTCGGCGAACTTGAAACGCTGTATATTGGTTTATTATTCCACGGGCTATACGCTGCATATACCGGGCAAACGCTTCTTTTCGGTCGTCCTCTTTAACTTGTACATCATCAGCCAACCCGCATTTTTGCAACCATTCATACAAAAACATATCATCAGTTAGCCCCAATATTAATTTCCCGGTGTATTTGTAGCAAAGGAAAATATAACGGTTCCGCCATTGTCTTTGTATCTCAAATCTCCGGATTTGCTCCGGCGAAATTTCATTGTTTTTTTCCGGTATAGCTTTGTATGCTTTGTCAATTACAGCTGTCTGCTTTTGCTTGTATGCTTTCAGAATCTTTGCAAAGTAATCGGCGTTGAACTGTTGATAATGGTTTTTGTCCGGATTCCCTTGTTTATCTTTCGGCAAATATTCGTCTAACTCTCCGGTCGTCGCCAATTCAAAAGCCATCTTAATATCAGCCAACGTCATATCTGAGTAATAACGTTTCAGAATATCCAACAACCGGGATTGTATATAATTCCAATCATTTTCATTCTGTGGTATTATATAACCAACGTCTATTGCTATACGCTTAAACAGTAACGAAAGATTTTCAACTAATTTTGCATCGTCAATTTCCGCAATTGGTGTTTTTGTTGACGCTGCGAAAACATATTTTTCAACTGGGTTTAATGCTTTGGCAACCTCCGGCAATTGCACCATTCTACGGCGTACTTCAATGGCTTTTGTTCCGGGCTTGGTATTATATATTTCTAACGCCGTATTTTCTTTTTTTTCAATTGCTCCCATATCAATCAAAATCATTGTTTAAATACTTCATCATATCCGCAATTTCTTTGCTGCTTTGCTGTTCTGTCTTTACGGAACGTTTCATTTTTTCCCATTTTTCGTATTTTTCGGGGGTTGAATCATATTCTAACGCCGCCCAACCTTTTGAAATGCTTTCTTTTATCAGAATCAGCGCAAATTCTTCCGGGTATTTACTCAAACCATTTAAGTTTGCTTGTATCGCTGAAAAACTCTTTTGCGACGTTCTCCATTTCGGTTGACACATCAAAATATAAAAGTTCCGTTTAAATTCATCGCTATCAAATGGGAATACAAGTTTTGCAAAGTAATTATCAACTTTATCAATTACTTGTTTTCTGACGTCCAACAATTCCGGGGTAAACCCATAAACAATACTTGCTTTAACTGTTTTTTCTTCGTTTGAAAAATTGTCTTGTGAAAATCCGTTTGGATTTTCTTTTGAGGCTTTAGCCTCTTTCTTCATAGTATTATTAATATTATTATTATTAATATTATAGTCTTGTAGTCCGTTTTCGGACTGATTAAAGTCCGTTTTCGGACCGTTGTTTAGTCCGTTTTCGGACTGCTGTATATTAATATTATAGTCTTGTAGTCCGTTTTCGGACTGATTAAAGTCCGTTTCGCTTCTGTTCCATGTTTTACATTTTTCTGTAAATCTTAGATACTTTGTTTTCCCAAAAGAACTCAACTCAATAAATCCTCTGTCTGCAAGTTCTTTAATGTTTTTGTAAACTCTTTTAGGGATTGAAAAAAGCAACGGAAAATCATCTACCATTTTTGTTTCTGAATATTGATACCAAACAATGCCATCAACCGTAATTGTATTAGTCCACGTTGGCAATGTCATACACGCTGCAAGCGTTGTTGTTTGAACAATAGTCAGTCCATTTGCAACGGCGAATCTTTGGTCAATCAAAATATTGTAAGTCATAATTAAAAAAGAAAAGCCCCAATTAGAGCCGTTACACATCTAAAAGGGACTTTGTAGCTAATTAGCAAATATCTTTCAATCGGTAACGGTCGATTGTTTTACGCCACAAATATAATACTTTTTTTTTATTCCACCAACTGTACGGGCTTAAAAGCTTCTTTTACCTTGAACAAATTTCCCTCGCTTTCGTTAGGAACAATCGTAACAACCGGATAACGGGAACGGTCGCCGGGCTTTTGAGAAACTGCAAATTGTACGTTCATATCAAAGATAATTCCTTTGACGAACTTCTTTTCTTCCAATATGGCGTCGAATGTATCACGGATATTGGGTATTGTTGACGCCGTACCCTTTGTCGTGAATTGCCATACCCCGCCAACTCCACGAACCAACGGAATAATAAAAGTTACGGTTAACGTTACAATCCATCCGTCGCCGCCATTCTTAACAGCCCGGTTTGGGTGTTTTTGCGCAACGCCTGCCATTAAATCGGGATAATCTTTTGTACTGTATTGTGCATATTGTTTCCCGTTCCATACAAAGAACGTTTCCCCGTCGCCGTATGCAACCAATTTACCCGCATCATCCCTATATTGATATTCTTCCCTGCATGACTTTTCCGGTTCATCATAAACAAATACTATTTGTATTGTTTGCGGTTTATCCCCGTATGCTTGATTAAATAGCCCTGCATATTTTCCGGTGCTTACAAAATAATCTATACTTTTAGGCAATCCCTTTTCATCTTTTATGCCAACTTTTATTTTCCCAATTATAGGTAATGATATTCTATTTATTGGTTCATTACGCATTATTCTACCTTTCATTTTGAGCCTCCTTTCTTCCAAATATATCCTCCGGCTGTGTGTCTTTTTCCTAATATTACTTTACTTATATTTTGCCTTTTTATTCCAGTAGCATTTTCAGCGTCTATTGCCCCATCGTACTCTGCAATATATTCCCCTTCAGAGGAATATTGTAAAACCTTCCTTTTTCTATTTTTGGAAATTCGTTCTTGCCTTGTCCCATATTTCAAATTGTATTCAATAGTACACCATTCAAGATTTTCCATTCTATTATTTAATGGATTTTCATCTTTATGATTAATGCAAGGCAAATTATTAATGTTAGGAATAAATGCTAATGTCACAAGTCTATGTACAAAAATTTTTTTTGCAACTCCATTAACATTTAATTCAACGTTATAATATCCCTTTACTATTCCTTGTTTTAATATTTTGCTTTTTGTTGATATAATAGTTTTTGAACAAATTGTATAAGGTCTTTCTAATGACCTTACATTACCATAGTTACTAACTTGATAATACCCATCATATCCGGGAATGTCTTTCCAAATCTCATTTTCCATAATTGCCAACTTTTAAGAACTGCCAACAAATT